TGGACTAATAGTATTTTCTATTTTAGCAAGATTAATTCCATTATTTTGATAATTTACATCTTTAAGACTATCAAAAACAACTTTTCCATCTCCTATATTTTTTATTACACAATTAATATTATCTATAACTCCATTATATGATTTTGCACCAATATTATTTATTGAAGTAACAACTTTCCTGTTTAAATAATCAACAAGATTATTTATTTCATTATCAAAATCCTTATATGTAATATCACTATTACTTTCCGATAAGGACTGAAAAAAACTATTATCTCTTGTAAAGTTATTTATCATATCTAGCCAAGTTTTGCTCTTATTGCAGGTGATAAATGATCAATAGTTATTGTATTCTTAGCTAATATATTGTTTATATTATGACACTTATTAACATCATTATTCCTATTAAACCAACAAACAAGTCTGTTTGAATTAATAGAATTAGGTTTAAATACATTAGGTGATAAAATATATCTTTTTTCAGCTCCAACTTTTTTACCGGATGGGTCTGTTAATGATAAATCAGTTATACCAGAACTATTTGAATAATATTTAATTATATTTTTTACATAGAAATTATTAAATTTAGTAATAGGAATAGTATATGGTGTTCCTTTATATTGACCTACAGGTAAAATATAATTAAAAGCATAATTATTTAGAAATATTCTATCCCATCTGTTAACAATATTATTTCTATTACCTACATTGTTCAAATTAATAAAGTTTTTAGGAATAATGTATCTCCAAATATACTTCATAAGTAATTGACTTGAATTTACATCAAAAGAATTTAAAGCTAATGAATTATCAGCAATTTTAGAAGTACTTATTGCTCTATCTTTAATATAATCTGATATAATAGTATTATCTAAAAGACTAGGTGTAATATTTGATAAATTATAACTACCAATTGTATTAAAAGTTATTTTATTACCGGTTATTTTAGTTACTCCATCAATAAAATTATTACTTATTCTATCAAACATAACCCCATTTGCGGTGCAAATTATTGTATAATTTGCCATATTTTGATTTTTTATTTGCTGTACATCACCATTATATGAAGCTCTAAAAACTGAGTTTATGATATTTTTGTAATTAAGTTTTTTTATACTTATTGAATTATCAGTAAAATCATCATTATCTATTTTTTTCCATATATAACCAGCATCTCTTTTACTTTTTAAAATACTATTAATATCGGTTTGCAATAAAGAACCTACAATAATATTGTCATTTAAATTATTTAATTTGTAAATAATCTCATCATTCAAATAATTAACAATATCGTTAAACCTAGTATCAATTTCTACTGATTTAATAACATTGTTGGGATATTTAAAATATTCAAGATTTTGGTTTAATAATTTAATCGGCATTTTTACTAGTTTTTTTCTCTATATTAATACCACCTGATAAATATAAACTATCAAATATAAATTCTTTATACGCAATACCACTTATCTTTAAAGAAATACTATCAGTATGAAATCTTAAAGTTTCCTGTGGATAAATTGCTTTTTCATTATTAGAAAACTCATCAATATCAAATCTGCTTATATCAAACTTACTGTCTATCTGATTAACTTTTATTTCAGTTAGTTGATAATCTGACATATCATAATTCAAATACACTTTTATTTTAACTAATATATCCTCACTTGATTGACAACTTAAGTATATATTTTCATTATACCAAGTAGATGTAATATTAAACCAATTATAATACAAATTAAATGGTATAGGATTATTTTCCATATCCATATAATTTTTATATTTAAGTTTATCACAATAAACTAATACGTTTCCTTTATTAGCTAAATAAAGGTTTTTAGAAACAGAATCATAAAGAAATGTTTTACTATCTGAAAAATTTTGAGTAAATATTGTCCAGAAACCTTGACCTTTTAGTTGATAAATATAACAATTATGAATAAACCTGAATCCTACAAAACCCCCATAAGGATATAAAAAACAATTAAGATTTCTATATTCTCTCTCGGTAGTTAGATTTTCAAGCTGTTTTCTTATATAACTATTTACATTATCAGCAAAAAACAAATCTATATTAAGGTTATTGAAACCATCTATTTTTAAACTACAAATACCAAATTTTGATAGAAAAATAAAAACATTAGGTAATTCAACAAACATGTTTTTACTAAAAATTCCAACAGGTTCGGTTTTTTGCCACCTGAAATCACCAAATTCTATGTTCTGACCATCATTAATAACAGTTGGGTCATTACCTGTCCATATTTGTACTGACTCTTTACCCCAAAATAATATTCTTCCCTGATATGTATTAAAACACTGTAAATCATCTATCTTATTACTATTAGAAGCAAGATTTATAGATTCAATAATTCCTCTTTGGTTATACCAATTGAATATTGATTTTCTTTTTTCACAATAATAAACTAACATTGATTTCTCAGGACTTCTAAATTTCTTGTAAAAAGAACCCCCGCTATCTAAAGCAAACAACCTATCATTAATAATATTAACATAACTAAAAGCTGGTATAGATTTGAAATATAAAATATTAGTAGGTTCACCAACAAAATTATTCTCAAAAGTGAGATCAATTTTTAAAGTATCTGTTTTTATGAAAACAACGTTTGTAATCTTATTGGGAGTTTCCAATTTTAAACCGCTTACAACTTTAACAATATTGTTAATAACTAAGTTTTCTCTTAATTCATTTTCATAAAGTAAATCTACTACCAAAGATAGAGTATTATTTGAATTTTTTGTAATGGATATTTGAGTTATCTGATAATTACTTTTTAACTCTTTTAAATCAACTCCATCATAATATTGTACTGGATCAATTCCATTACATATTATTAAATATCTTTGATAATTTATGTATGAAACAATAACATTAGGGTTAAAATCCAAACCTAATATAATTAAGTTATCAACAACATCAGAATCTATAAATTTATATATACCTGCTCGTTCTATCCACAAATTAAATTGATTATCAAAAAAACTTATATCAAGATTTACTTTAAAAATAATATCATCGTTATTTTGTTCAACATCAAATATTTCACATTTATCAGAATAACTTTCCTGTTCTATAAAAACATAAACGTTTTCAAAGAAATATTTGTATAAAACAGTTTTTTGATTGGCATTTAAAGTTCCTATATCAATTGCTAACTGTGTTATATTATCTGCAAATCTATTTATAAAAATATTTGTTTGAAAATTTATATAAGGTATTTTTATAAAATAAGTTTGATATGTAATAATTTCAGAATTACCACTAAAATTAACATAATTCATCAACTTTAATTGATCATTAAAAATAATATCAGGGTTTACTTCTTGTCTAGCTATTATTTTTGTACCATTTCTTACAGACAAATTATTATCTTCATTCAAAATCATATTTTGAATATATTTAGCATATGATAAATTATCTATTGAATTTGAGTTAATACCATTGTTAGCTACTTTAAATACAATAGCATTCTCTCTTCCTTGAAAATTACTTATAACTTTTGACATCTAAACACTCGTATAGAAGTTTACAACATCATTTAATTTTTCTTTATATAATGTATATACAGTAGATAACTTAGTCATTTGACCATTAGTAGTTAGAAATATGTAAAATACTGCTCCAAGAACTAGTGTCTGCATTACAAGTTCATCATAAATAACAACATCTGACTCAATATAAGTGTTATTTACAACTTCAACTAGAGTTTTTAATTTTGGTATCTGAAATATCTTAACAAAACTATCGCCGTCAGTATCTTTAGGATAATCTCTACAACCTAGTACCACCTTATTTTCAGATGGTATTATATAATATTGTTTTTCAGTTAAGGAAAGAGTATCATTTGTAAGTAAATCAAAAGAACTTATTTTAACATCATAATTATAGACTGACCTTAATCTATTACTTTTGAAATCAAATGCAAAAGAGTACTCAAGATTATTTAAAACAATTTTCTGTTCTTTATAAATTAAAAATTCCTTATAGTTTCTTAATTTTAGATAAATATCATTATTAGCAAAGTTAAGACAACGTAAGTATTCCTTACGTTGTCTTTCTGTAGCTAATGTACCAAAAGCAAATTGAGAAATAGTATCAATAAGTTCTGTAACATTCATTTAAAAAACTAGTTTTTATAAGTTACTCTTATGTTCATAAATGAACCGGCTATGGTATTTGCAGCTGCTAAAACTGATATAATTAATCTTGATTTACTAACAGAAAAACTAATATTACTTCTAACTGTTAAATGATTTGCAAAAGCTGCTATAACATCTGTTTCAGTTCTGTTTAAACCTATAAATTCAACACCAACTATATCTGAATTAATACCTATGTTTGATAAAAAGACAGACATGTAATTAACTGTAGTTCCATCAAAAATAGCTGGAATAACTATAGATATTATTTTATCAACATAAGTACCGCTAGTAGTGTTACTAACTGCCGGTAAGATAGTAGCTTTATCACTGTTATTAGCAGCAGTAGCGTTTGCTTGTGTCATTGCTATGTTAGGATTACACCCTACAAAATTAACCCCAGTAATACCTAAAGCTGTTGCATCATTTGGTAATTGAGCAACGCTAGCTGCTCCTGTTATTGTGTATTTTACAACTAAATTCATTTTATTACCTATTTATTAAATTAATGTGAAAGAATGTACAATACCAGTTTCAAGATATGGGAATGTATTTACATTTTGGTATCTTTTAGATGGAAATTTAACAACTTTCATACCATCAAGAAGTCTTATACCCATTTCATACTGATTTTCATGATCCATTTCTTTTATGGTAATTTTAGGAGTAGTACAGATAGCTTTAGCAAAAGCCATTGAACCACATAATGCCCCATAACCAATATCAACGCCTGCATCAGTTGTAAAATTCAAATAATCAAACTCATCAATACATACTATATCAATACCACTAATTCTACCGATATAATCAGTACCATTAAAATAAGTAGGTTGTCCATCTTCTCTAAAAGGTCTGATTAACATCTCTTTTACAATAGGATTTTTCAAGAATCTTGCTTTAACTCTAGGTCCTATGAAATAAGTATAACCCATACCTTTAAAACCTTGGTAATTAGTATAATACATAGGTTTTATAGAACCCTCTGTATTTATCTTTCTACCGCCAGTTTTAGCAATTTGAAGTAAATTATTAATATGATCTATATTACAATAACCGCTAGTATCGTCATCATAGTTAGCTGTTCCTATATTTCCGTTATTTCCAGGAACTCCAACTACACATCTTTGTTGAACTGTTTGACCAGCAGCAATTACGTTTCTAATTGATTCAGCACCAAATAATACACGATCAGAACTAATACCATCGCCGTTAGCATCTATTTGATTAATAACACATGTTTTAATCTTAGGTGTAAAATAACTTTCAAAATCACTAGTTACTTGACCATCACTTAGTAAATAATCTTTACTTATATGGTCATTTTTACCTTTACTACCATAAGCAAAACACCAAGCAAATTGATTAATGTTTCTTCTTTTAGTTAAAAGTTCACGTTTAATTGTTATTTGCTCATTAACGCTTTTAGTAAATTGGAATTTAGCTAGATATTCAGCAATATCAAAATCTTTAGCACCTACTGCAAATCTAGTTTTACCTATATTCATTGTGCAGTTTACAGGTGTATCTAAAGTTCCTTTACCCTCTAAAGTATTTTCGTCATAAACTTCATTTACTTTACTGTTGTAAGTCATACTAAACACAAGTTCAGCACCTTTACCTTTATCAACATTTTTTTGTAAAGCTATCATGGAATTACCGGTAGAACCCATATATTTATTAAAAGGGTCTTCTGCCAACATTTCTTTCCAAAATGGGTCTAATACATCTCTCTGAAATTTATTCTGATCTTTTGGTTGACTAAAATTAAATATAGCCATTCTAATTACCTCGTTACTTATTAATTAATATTAATCGCTTATTAATACTTATTAGGTAAATAACTAATAATATTTAAAGTAAGTTTACACGCTTTAAAGTAATACTAATTATGTCTATTATTACATATCAAATAAACTTTGCAAATGATCATCATACTTTTTAGTTGTACTAAAACTTGATGATCTTGAATGTATCTGTTTATTATCGTTTTTATCAAAATAATTGTCAACACTTTCTTTATTTGTGTTAATTTGTTCATTTAATTTTGATATTTCATCTTGCAAGCTGTTAACAAATGCAAATATATTTTTATGTTTTTTTAATCCTTTTTCAAAAATATTTCTATAATCCTGACCAAGCATCAATAACTTTTCTATAGCATCAGTAGGATCTGCTTCCTCAAGATAATCCAATAAACTTTGTCTTTCATCAATATTTAACAAATGAACTGAATCATAAAAAGCTTTATAATTAGTATCAACCTCTTTTGATTTATTATATTTCTTAAAGTTTTGAAATTCATTCTCAAGTTTTTCAAGAATTGTTTTTGATTTACTATCAGTTTTAGAAACTCCATCTTTTGTTTCCAATTCATCTTCTTTAAAATCAAATATTGAAGTTAATTTATTAACAGCATTATTAAACTCCTCCACATCAAGATATGTATTATCCGGATCAAGTATAGATTTTTTCAATTCCTCAATTGTAGAGTTGAATTTCTTTTTACTTAAAACAAATTTTTGATTAGTAGTCTGATAAGTTCTTTTAGTATCATTTAAAGCTTTTTCCAAACTTTTTACCTGTTTTTCAAGATCAGTTTTATCCTCAACTACCTTTTTATCATCCTTAACAGATTTTTCTTCTTCAATACCTATATCTTTAGTTTCAGCTTCTGTTGTTTTTTCTTTAACTTCTATATCAGCTTTTTTTTCATCTTCAACTTTTATATCAGTAATATCTTTTTTACTTTCCGTATTTTTATAGACTTTAATTTTATCATGTATCTCACCAAGTACACTATCTAAATCATTTTCACCCATTTTTATCCTCTTGTTGATTTGGAATTATACCTTGTTGTAATTGCATTTTTTCAACTACAACCCTTTTATATTCAGCAGATAACTTATAACTTGACACCTCACCTATACCCTCCTGTTGTAAAAAATAAGGTGATGACAATAACATATCTGCAAGTCCACTACCTATAATAGTATTAAATATTTCTTTCTCTTCTTCAATACTAGAACTAAAGTTAGGTGAAGTTGTTGGGTAAACTTCAAAATTAAGTAACGATATATCACTATCAATAACAGCACTATCTTGTTTTCCCTCATTATAAAATGATATTACCTGTTTAAAGTTTTCTATTCCCTTTAAAGTATCAAGCATTAATCTTCCCTCGGAAGTAAGCATATACTCATAAGCAAGTACTAAAGGATTCTGGGCATTTAAAGTAGTATTAATCCTATTCTGTATAGCTACACCACTTTCAGCATTAGTAGGTTTTCCGGCAAAATCATCAAATAATCCTGATAAATTCTGAAACTCCCTATTTAACATATCAAGTGAGCTAAGGATTCCTTTTATATCATTGCTATTATCAACAACAGTAATATCTTTTGGGTCTACCTGTATAAAACCCCTTTTCTTTTTGGATTCTATATTATACATCTTAACAAATTGTTCATAATCCATACTACTTGCTTTAGGATTACACATCGTTAATTTAGAATTAGCATAATGGAATAATTTTGACACCTCAACATTCCACAAATCCTGTAATTCTATCATGTAATTTGTACTACCTATGAACTCACCACTTGTACTTCTTGAGTAAACCATAGGAACATATGGGAAAAATGTTTGATTAGGTACTTGTTCAGCTATTGCTCCATGATAAATTAATATATCATTACAAAATACAGTTTTATAAATTTTAGTACCTGTTTTTATATCTGCTTTACCTGTTGCTTTCTGTTTTACCAAATCTTCATTGAAAGTAGTAAATATAGTATCATCAAATTCTTTATATGTATTATCTATCTGTCTATCATTATTATCATTTGTTTGTATATCACAAACTGCTTCAAAATACTTATCAGATTTTTTAGTATATAACTCAACTATCCGTATTGACTTTCCATTTACCCAAATATCTGTAGGTATTTCACTATAATCATCAATATTTAAATATTGATTAGATTTATTATTAGCTATCATAGCGTCAAATTCAGAAGAATATTTTGGAAATAAATTTTTTAACTTAATAGCATTTATAAAATAACTTCTAGCTACAACATTCTGATTTTCAAGCCTAGGACTTAAATCATCAGGGTCAAAAAACATTTCCCTACTATTTACCCATTCATAACAGAACCTATTGTTTTCATAATAAAAATGAGACCAACCAATACCACTAGTTAAAGCTGACTGACACTTTAAACTAGAATAAAACATATGGCTATTTTGACTTTGTATATTAAAAGCCCAGTTTTTTATGTAATTTGCTAAATTAAAATGATATTGAGAATTAGTTACAGGTAAAAAACCAACTCTTTTACCGCTTTTTATTAAAATACTTAAATACCTATCAACAATTGGTTTAATTCTATTAATAGTTATAGGTTCACAACCTATTTGTTGTAACCCTTGTTTGTCCTTAACATTATTCCATTGTTTATTATAATAATAATTACTGTTTATAATATCATTTTCAAACCAATTTTTTCTTATTTGAGATTCTGCTAAATATCTAAATAATTCTTTTGAATCATCTAATATCTGTCTTTTATTCATGTTTCCAACAACTCATAACCAGTTAATATACAAGAAAAAACTTCACCATAAGACCCACTATAACAAACAAGATTATCCCCATCCAATAATAAATGTTCTGAAATTTCAGAACTATTACCTTTAGTTACCATTAATAAATCAATAGTTTGATTAGGGTTTAATAGTAAATTATAACAGATATATCCTTTTTCTATAGGATTTTTTAATAATCTTATATCTTCAACAGTTATACGAATATTACTGTCTGTTATATTCGTACACCGCAAAGAAGTTATAATAGTTTGCTTTTCAACACTTATTAGAACTGTTTTTGTATTAGATATTGATTCAAAATTATTTTTAATATTATTGGTAAAAATCATTAATATTTGATTATTTTTTCAATAATTTCTTTCATTTTAATAAATTTATCATTAAAAATATCTTTTTCTTCCAAAGATATTTCTTCTTTTTTACCTTTTTTAATTGAAATATACATCACAGATTGTTTAATAAAATCATTAATTACTGAAAAACTAGTAATTAATTCATTTAATTCACATACTTTTAATATTTCTGATAAACTTTCTATTTTATTTTCTTGATCCATACTTAACCTAATATTTTTTCTAAGTTGGCAAGTTGCTCTTTGATAAGATTAATATCATTTAAAAGAGTAGCTTTTCTTGCTTCTGTTGCGATTGTTGCCTCTCCTGAGAAATAAAGCACACCATCACTATATAAAGCTTGAACATATTTAGGAAGAATCTGGATAATCTCTACTGGATTTTGATTTTCATTCATAGATTTACTCGTAAGGGTTAAATTTTAGTTATTATAAATTAATTTATTTTTTAATCAATTATTATTTAGAGAAGTGTAAGCAGCTAAAAATTCCTTGATTTTAGTAATATCATCTTCAATTTCAAAAATAGCATTATAAGCAGCTTCTAATAACGCTTGAAACTGATCTGAAGTTTTATCATATCCTCCTTTAAAAATATTGTCGCAATTAACTTTTACAATTCTATAGTCGGATTCAAACCATTCTATATATTGAAGTGCTGGATAATTAACTGGTATAACGTTATTCATATTTTTTCTCTAATTTATTTATTCTTTTAATACAATCTTGTAATGCACATAAAGTCAAATCAGCTAAATGTTTTGAACTTATAGTCGGACAATCTTTGTAAGTTCCATATACAAAAACTTTTAAATTTTTTTCTTGAATGTAAACTTTTTGATTTGCTTTAATATTTATTAAATTTTCATTTATTGAAGTTATATACATTTCTATAGCAGATTTATCTATAACTATCCATATTTTATCCCCTATTCTAATTTCTTCTTGTAATATTTGATCAAAAAGAATAGAGTAATTTGTATTATCTATATTATTTAATATTCCAAAAAGCATAATATTCGGTACAAATCTAAACTCTTTATTTGCAACATAATTAGGTAAGTATTCCATAAGTTGCTCTGAAATTACACCAAAAAACTGCCCTGTTCTTTCTGTCATAGGATCTTTAAAGCTATATTTTACAATTGGCATATTTTTTATTATTTCACTAGCTTCTTGACCAACTATTTCCCCTTGTTCTAAAATATTTTTAAGATTTTGAGAACTCCAAGCATTAAATTCCGACCCTCTAATTCTTCCATCGCATTTTAAATCATATACAGGAGCATCATTAATTGTTCCAACTAAAGATTGTGAAAAACTATTTTTAGCATAATATACAAATGTTCCTTGTTCTTTAATAAAAGGGTTATAAGTATTTTTTATATACATAGACCTTGTAACATAAACGGGGTACGTTTCATCCCAATAGCTAATATATTGCAAAGCACTTGGCTGACTTGAAGCAATTGCATTTTGAACATAATTTTGATTTGTAGCATCAGTAGAAAGAGTGGGAGGGGAAACTCCTTTTACATTTCTATTTCCTAAATCTATACCACTGTTATTTAAACGCATAATTTGCGTAGCTCCAGCAGTTCCTATTTTAAAATTAAATCCACCATATCCCCGTATTTCCATCCCATCTATTGTAGAATTATAAATTATGCCGTGATTATTATCAAAAGGGGTACTATTTCTTAACCAAATACCCTGATCTTGCATATAAATTGTATTTATAGTAGTATTGATACTAGTTGTTCCAGTTCCACTAATAGCTCCAGTCAAAGATATATTAGTCTCACCTCCTAATTTAATCCAATTAGTACCATCAAAAATTTCTAGTTGAGCCATTTATAAACTAGTATTTAATCTCATCATTCCAACAGTTGGAGTACTTGGTCTCTGTGCTGTTGTTCCATTTGGTATAGTCATACTACCATTTCCAGTAAAAACTGGATTGTTAGCGATTGATATTGTTGCTACATTATTATTGACTGTAACAGTAATTTGGTTTGTAGTACCTAAAACATTTGAAATGCCATTTTGAGATAATTTAGGAAAGATTAATAGATCAGTACCAACTGCCGTAACAATTGAAGTTAGCATCCATGCTGTTACGGCATTTTCCGTTCCGTTTATTACATTAACAATTGCACCTCTAACCATTTGAGACGGGGAATCAAAATCAGTAACTCTTGTTAATATCCAATTTGTATTAGCAGACCCAGTATTGGTTACTGTATATATTCCGTTTTGCAAGGCAGATGTTTGATTTTTAACTAAAACCCTATTTCCTGAAGTAACTTGTAATCCATCAATAGTTAAAGCTGCTTGTGTTCCTGAATTAGTTAAAGTAGCTCCAACCCCGCTAGTACCATTTGCATAAGTAGCAGTTAAATTAGCCGTAGTTGCTACAAGAGTTGCAGGTACGCTACCTATAGTGTTTAAAACCCAGTTTTCACTAGCTAACGAAAACCAGTTATTGCCGTCGTGAAATTCTTGTTTACCAACAGGTAAAAGTAACTGTCCCATATCTTACTCGCAAACTATATTAAATTTCTATATTATATCTTATCATCCCAACCTCTGCAATACTTGGTCTTTCAGAAATATTGCCAACTGGAATTTTTATTGCCTCTTTACTTAAAAAATTTACATTTTGTTTAAAATTAACTTTTTTTTCAAAATAAAATTTTTCATCATAGTATTTATAGTCCATTAATAAAATTTCTTTTCTATCCCAACCAATTTGACCTTTATTATGTCCTACATAATACAAACCAAAATTTTTAAGAAATCTATAATGTGAATTAGAACTATCATTTTCAGGATAACTTTGCCATACAAACCCCTCTTGCGCTGGAACATAACCTAGTTCATTTTTATAACCAAAAAGCCCTATAGAAACTGGAAATAAATCATTTGTAGTAGTAAAAGAAGAATCCCACGAAGTTATTCGCAATCCTGGTTTAAAATTACCAGCTACTCCAAAATGATTTGCATCAAACCAAATATTACCCCCTTGCTTATCGTAATCGTCTGTATCTTCATATTTATTCAAAGTTCGTAATGGTTTATATTTACTCCATAGATATTCGGAATAACCAGTTGTCCATCCTATATTTATTAAAAATTCTGTTAATAGACCAAGACTTGCGTATCCTGTTATTGCTGTTAATTGAGATTGTATACTAGTTTCTAATGTAGTAATTTCTTCTATAAGATCAGCTGGTCTAACATAATCATTTAAAGTAGGAACTTTCCCCCCAGATGCTATACTAATTGATCCGTTACTTAAAGGAGCAATTTTTAAAATACCTGAACCAATTAAATTTAAAGATTGTGCATTAGGTAATTCTATATTAGAAGTACGTAAAACATAAGTTGCATCTTTTGGAGCATAAGTCGGAATATCAACCTCAATAGGAATATTATTTTCTCCACCCTTCCAGTATTTATCAGTAGTTAAATACATATTAGCAGCAGGTAATCTTTCTACTCTTGAAAGTAGTTTTGCAACATCTTGTCCCTCTTGTATTAACTCTGGTCTAATAAGTGCAAGTTGCATGTTTGCTTGTAGTGGAGCGGCTACATCTACATAGTCTTTTCCAGCTATAGCAGTTGATAAAGTACCAGTAGCATTATTAACTGTATTTTTTAAAAGGCCTGTCTGTAAATTTCCAAGAGACTGTGCCTTAGTAAAAGTATATGTTGTTCCAAGTCCATATAGTTGCTTTAATGGTTCTGGAATAAGATACATTTTAGGATTTTCCCAATCAAATATTACAGTAGAACTGCCAACAATAAAATTAGCATTATCAAACCGCTTCATTATTTGCGCTGCTCTTACCTGTGTCATCGCTAAAGATGAAGAGATATCAGTTCCTATTGGATTTCCGAATGTATCATATTTTGTTGCAAATATTTGAGGTAAAAACGGGCCTGACATTACCCAATCAAAAGGCGATAAATAGTCAAACGTAGGGTTAGGTATTCTAAAATCGCCAATAATTGGACTTATAGGGTTTGGAAATACTGCCTCAGCTAAAGGTGGTAAATTTATAACTCCAATATTAAGTTGTGCTACAGGTTCATTATCATAATCACCTATCCATATTCGGTTATGGTCTAGTTTTTTTAATTCTTCAAAATTCCCTATTTTTCTTTTTAAATCTATTATATCTTGGCGTATATCAATTAATACTGGCGACTTGAAAGATTTTCCGCTTTTATCTCCAAGCAATATATAACCTTTATCTATCGGTAATTTACCAGTTACAGGTGAAATAAAATTATATAAACGATCGTACTTCATGCTGTTAGACGTGTTAATATACTTGAGATTTTATCACTTTCATTTGAGTAATGAGTATCAATTAAATTGGCAAGATCACTAAACCAAGCTACTGTGCTATTATCAAGTTCATTCGGGAAGTCTGGCGGAAACTTTGGTTGAAACTTATAATAATATAAATCTATATTAGCTTGATTGGTTAAACTTGTAGTTCTATTATCTAGATAATCAAGATAATATCTTACGTATTCTTCCCCTCCAACCATAGCTACATTCATCAAACCAAATAATCTAACTGCTGCGTGAGATATGCCAGTTTCAGTGCCGCTGCCGTCAAAACTCATATTGCCTATACCACAACCAACATCTACTATAACAATTCTAGTAGCATTAGGTTTAACAGTTAAACCAACATTAATTGCCGCTAGTATTGCATCATTAGCGTATATTCCTCCATCACTATAAATATGTCCGTTAAAACTATGAGCAGGTAAATAAATTGGAGCAGCAGAGGTTGCACGAGCAACATCTACTATTTTTGCAGTATTACCAATAAAATAAGCTGGATCATTAAAATTAGAAAACATTACATATCTTTTCATGTCTTCTTCATACGCAGGAATAACAACAGGAATCTTTAAGTTTGCAAGCGTATTTGTACCGAAATTATCTACAAGAACTTGTTGGAGTATATTACTTCCATAGTTTGAATCTTCGTACGCCGATTTATAAAAAGGATCATCTGTAGCTATCATTGCTAATTTTTGTGCAACATTAGGTCTATTTGAATCTTCGCTCGCATTATGACTACCAGAAGCTACATCAGTTGCTGTTCTGATGGTAAATATACGTTTTGCGTAAGTAGTAAAAAAACTTTCCATCTCATCTGGGGTTTTCTCGAAAGAATACCCGCAAGTAAGTATTCCTCCAATAGATGTTCCGCACATAACATCAACATATTTCCAGAAATCAGCTTGCGGTATTCCCCATTGATGCAGGAACTTCTGCATAAAACGATTAGAACCATATCCTTTAGCCCCACCACCGGGAAAGCTAAATATCCTAAGTGTATTTGTATCCACAATTATACCCAGATTGTATTATCAACAATATTCTTATATTTGAAATCATCATTGTATCTGTTCTTCATACAATCCTCAAGGCTATAACGTAAACAATCAACTAAATGGTTATTTTTATCTTCTATTTCGTCCTTAATTTGCCCACTATGTCTATCAGTTTTGTATTTAAGGTTATAAACTTCTTTCAATAACTCCTGACAACGTGGATGAACATAGCATTTTTTAAATGTTTTAATGTAAGTAATACCTGCTTCAATTGAACCACTACCTTTAATTGCAGGTTTGCAAGGATATTCATATTTATTAAGTAAATTTATCAAATCAGGGCTTGAGCTATCCGCCGTTATTATATATTTTCCCTTTTTCCTGTAATCCTTAAGTGATTTTTCCAATTCTTCACCAAGACAATCAACACTTATGTAGGATTTTTTAAATTCATGTGTTACATAAAGGTTTTCATCTTGAATATAACATCTAATGCCAGCACTTGCATCAGTCCAGCCAAAATCAAGCCCATAGTAAGGAAATATCCCCTGTGGTTCTTCAAATTCCTGTATTACAAAAAAGTCTTTTTTAAATACGTGTCTTTCAGTATTTATTAAACATTCACCTCCGTAAACGTGCATATAAGTATTAAAATCGTTTTCTCTCATCCTAACAATTTTAGCTATAGCATCACTGCTTAAATGTGGATTATTATACCAGTTTAATTGTTTAATAAATAAATCTTCACCATATTTATTTTTACCATTTACAATAAACTCTTGATACAAAAAATCAGTTTCATTTTCAGGGTTCATAGTTACCCACAATTCACAACCTTGTTCTCTAAGTGTATTGTCTACTATATCCCAAGCATATTTACTAATAAATGAACCCTCTTCAAGCCATAAAATACCAATATTCTCAACTGATTTTATACCAGATGTTCTATAGTCTCTAATACCTTTAAAAAGTATTTCAACACCTGTTAACTTGTTTACAATATAGCTATCTGTAATATGAAAGAAATTGCCATTTCTATATTCTTCTACTCCATCAATAACCCTAGTATACAAAGCATGCACACTATCCCTAATATCACCTAAATACTCTCTACCAGCTACTATTTTTCGCCCCAATAATTCTTTATTGAAAGATAATCGCAAATGTGCTTTTACAACAGACGTAGATTTCATAGACATACGCCCACCATGTAAAACTTTATATGATATAGGTTCGTAAAGTTTATTTTCCCAATGCTCTAAATTGTAAATATCAAATTTATTCATCTTCCGAATGGTTATTTTTTACAACAGAAATAGACATGATTTTCTTATGATATTTGTCCATTAATTCCTCTTCATAATTACCATCACTATTAATAATTTTTAATGGTTTATTCAAGAATTCCTGTGTTATTGTGATGTTTGTTGCTTCATCTTCTTTTTTCATTCTCATTCTATTGTTTAGATAATAGAATAAACTTGCTTTACAACCAGACCTTATATTTTGAACTAATATGTTTGATACTTCTGCCATAAAAGTACCTTGCCCTATTTCAAAAGCTGCTTTTAACTCAGGTATTTTTTCTTCTCTATTAATGTATGTTTGTAAAGACATATTGAATCGTCTAGCTATCTGTTCTTTAGTCATACAGATTGCCATTTCTTGAACTTTAGCAATATTTTCGTCTGTAAACTCTACTTCCTGCATACAAGAAAGTTTTTTTTTCTCTATTTTTTTATTTATTTTTTTCTGTAAACTTGCATTTTTACTCATTAAATTAGAGAACTCTTCCTTTTGAATAATTAGAATATTTGAAATACGTTTTAAACCATCTTCTAATTTTTTTTGATTTTGTTTTAAAACGTCAATTTCATTTTTATAATGTTTTAACTGATTATTGCATTTTGTTAATTCAAATTCAATATCTGACATTTATCATAATCTACCAGCTAAGCCAACACAGCCAATATAACCATATTGTTTTATATGTTTCAAATCTTCAAGTAATTTCTTCTTTTTCAATTGTTGCAGTCTTAAGTTGAATTTATCTAAATTATCATCGTTAATAATGAATATTCTACGATTGGAGTTAGAATTTATTTTATCCCACTCATCATAGACTTTTTTAAATTTAATATCATCAACAGAAGTATATTTGTTGATATGATTTTGAGATATGTTGATTTTAATCACTTTTTACTAATTAACTATTAATGAATAGCAATATAACACATTTCCACATTATTGTCAAATTTACCTAAATAATATCAAATAACGAGTTTTAAGCCACCATAGACGCTTAAGTTTATTTTTAATGTATGTTTCATCATTTTTAATAAACTTGACGCTATAATGTGGTTTAAAATGGCTAAAATCTATATTTATTGCTTAAACTTCTGTGTTTTATAAGCAAAACCCAGTCGTAAAATTATTTTCAAACAAAAAACTGAAAAATATTTTTATTTATTCAAAAATTTGTTATTGACATATCAACAAAAGAAATCGTATGATGCACAGATAAAACTTAACTCATAAAAAGTTATCCACTGCCTAAAAAATAAGCATACCATCCAATACCATCTGAATACCATCCAATACCATCTATAAACCCTTATAGACACAGGGGAAAATACCATAAATACCAACTTTTGCATTTTTTTCTCACGCGCATCCACAAAAGGAAATCTCATTTATTCTTTTTATTTTCTCTTATGTGTACGTAAAAAGATGGTATTAATAGTATTATACGCAGGTGATAAAAGGCTCGCCATCCAATACCATTAAATACCATACAATACCAACTTTTGTATAAAACAACACCATCAATACCATACCATACCAACTTTTTAAACTATTTTAAAATAAAGTAATTAATATAAACATTAATCTATCAATATTTATTTAATATAATTTTCAGTGTTTATCAAAAAATAATTTAAAATATCTATTGACAACAATTAAAAACTATTATATAATAGACTTAACAAGAAATTTATGTGCAATCTTTTCTTGTAGAAGTAAAGTTTAAATTCAACCAATAATAAAAAAGAGATAAAATCATGTTAAGCAAACAATTTTCCGGAATACACATTGAACCTTTTTATACACAACATTACTTACGAAACTATAAATATTAATGTTATGAGGTAAAATAATATGAGCAAATTTGAAATAAACTTTTTTAGTTTAACTGAAATAGACGGAAAATATAAGGAAGAAATTTTTTATTATTACAGTTTAAAACTATCAACACTAGAAGACGTAAAGAGCTTTTTTGCATCAGATTTTTATAATAATGCTTGTGAAGATATTGGAGGAATCGGTGATGGAGTTGTAATTACTCAAAACGACAAGGTTATATACAAGGAAATAAATGCCGGAATGTTTGATAATAAGTTTTTGATTTATAGAAATAGTGAGGATGAAATATTTTATATAGAACAACAAAATGGTGATATTGAAGATAGAGACCTTGTTGTTGTAGATAGCTTTAATATAGCAGGACACGGGTATTGTATTGATAACGAAGATTTAAAGGAGGAGGCTATAGTATGAGTACAAGAGGAACATATCAAATAACAATGCAGTATACGGAAAAAGATGGAAAAATAATAACACATAGGGATATTGATGTTTGTATTTATTCTCAAAACGATAATTACCCTAGCGGAGCGGTAGAAAAATTTAAAAATACATTAAAACTACAGAAAGAGTTAAAAGAACAATTAAATAACACTGATTTTATTGAGTGTTTTATAGCTGCAAATACTAGGGATGGTTATATAGAAATAACAGGTAGCCATGATAGCCATTATGATACTGTTTATGCTTATGACATACTTATTAGCGATGATATCTATTTAAAATGTTACAAATATCTTAGATGGGGTAATACCTTAACAAGTAATAGAGACAAGGAGTTGTATTACGATGGACTGCTTATGGATTTTATAAATAATACGGCAATAGAACTTTTAGATAAATAATAAAAAGGTAAATTAATGATGAAAAACATTTTAACATTAACGGCTATTGTATTGATACCTTTTATGGCAGTAGCAAACACTTATAGTGAGATAAAAGAAATTATGGATAGAATAAAGACTAATAGCGAGTCTTACAGGCTTATTTGTTATCCTCTGGTGTTCGACATTATATCGAGACTGCAAATAGGGTTGGAAAACAAGGAACAATATTGCATCTATCTAAAAGCTACTATTGAGAATGATATAGATAAAGTTTTGGAACTGGAAAAAGATAACAAAAAATAACTAATGTTATAAACTCATTGTGGGGTAGAGCAGTCTGGTATCTTGTCAATGTACATGAAGTCGTTGGTTCAAATCCAACC